CTTGGACCTCTGGTGTCCCCAGAGGTCCAAGGTTCAAATCCATGGGGCTTCTGAGCTTATCCAAGCTCAGTTTAGGCCGCTTAAAGCTAGGGGTGCATGATGAATCATGAGAAACAAGATCAGCGCACCGGTCCCATGGCGCAAAAGCATCAACGGGTGGACTGACACCCTCAAGGCGGCCGGCCTATCAGCACAGACAATCAAAAGCCGTCGATACAAGATGGTGCATCTCGCGGCGCTGCTCATGCCATCAGGTCCCGAAGACGTGACTACGGAGCAGATTGTGCAGGTCTTTGCGCGACAACAATGGAAACCGGAAACGCGCAAGGCGTACCGCAATACCATTTCGTCGTTTTTCCGTTGGCTGCGCAAAAGCGGCCACCGTGCGGACGATCCGAGCCAGGACGTGCCGAGGGTGAAGAAGCCGCACGCGCATCCCAGACCATGCCCAGACCGGTACATCAAGGCCGCGCTGGAGAAGGCCACGGAGTCTGAAAAGCTCATGATCCGCCTCGGTGCGGAGTGCGGACTGCGGCGTGGCGAGATTGCGCGGGTCCACAGCGATGACGTGGTGGCCGACAGCGCCGGCCGGTCATTGATCGTGCGCGGCAAAGGCGACAAGCAGCGTATAGTGCCGTTGCCGGATGATCTGGCCAGCATCATCATGGACGCGCGGGGCTACCTGTTCCCTGGCCGGTTCGGCGGCCATGTGGAGGAGTCCTATATCGGTGACCATATCAGCCGCCTGCTGCCGGACGGATACGCCGCGCACACGTTGCGCCACCGGTTCGCAACCACGGCCTACGGCGTCACGCACGACCTGTTCGTGGTCGCGGAACTGCTCGGCCATGAATCGGTTGAGACCACGGAGCATTACGTGGCCATGCCCGACGGCCGTCTACGAGAGGCAACGGCGGCCGTCAGACTTGACGTTTAGGCCGCGTGGCGTGCCGAGAGCCGTGCTTTCTTGGTGCGAGCCGCCTTCGTCACGTCGTTATCCTTCCAGTAGCACCATATCGCGCTCAATGCCGTCCATGCGAGCGTCACAAACTGCGTCACGGTCGCGTCATCGATGTTGAGGACCGGATGGCCGAACATGGTCAGTGCCTGGTTGACAAGCGCAAGAAGCAGCACGAGGAATCTGGATATTGTGCCGCCGTCGATTCTCGCGTCGATGCCTCGGTATCGTCATCGGTGGCGGCCTGTATCTGCGCGGAGACCGGCATCACGGTTACTTCCGTTGTGCTGGTCGCTGGTAGTCGGTTTTCCGTTGTGTCGGTCATTTCGTGGTCCCTTCCAGCTTGCTGATTTTTTCGGACAGTTCGCTGATCTGCTGCTGCTGCTCGATGGTTTTGGTGGAGCTGTTTCAGCATTCCGGGGATCTCGAAGCAGATTGTGTTGTAGATGTTGCCGCCCGGTGCTGAGCCCTTGTAGCTGTATTGCATGATGCTGTCACGGACACGCTGCGGCAGCTCGTAGGCGAGCAGGTTGTACATGTTGCCGCCCGGTGTGGCGTTCTTCCCGTTGGGCTTGTAGGCCCAGTTCCATACTTCGTCTCCTGCGGACATGGATCCTCCTTCGAGTATTCGGTTTGCTTTGTCGATGATCTGCTGGTAGGGCAGGCCGTTGGGCGCGAGGTCGGGGCATGAGAGGTGGTCTGTGCCTGGGATCTCCCGGTGCAGCCAGACATTGCCTTTCAGCCCGTCGTGCCACAGTTTCGTCCACCCGTACCTGCGCGCGATGTCGGCGCAGAGGCGCGCGCTTGCGTCGATGCACGCCTGGGTGCAGACTGCGCCGTTGGCCATTCCTCCTTCGTGCTCGATGCTGATGGTCGAATTATTAGACGCGTAGTTCGCGTCGGAATAGCTGCCGTCGAGCTCCGACACGTATTGGTGGATCTCTCCGGTCGCGCCAATGCCGTAGTGGGCCGAGGCGCGGCTTGACTGGCTGGCGAACGTGGAATCGGTGCCGGCCAGGTATCCGACCATGATGTGCAAAGTGATGTGCGTGACGCCGTAGCCGTTGCGTCCCACGTAGTGGTTCGGGCTTCCTTTCCAGATGATGTCGCTCATATTGGCTCCGTTCTTAGTTGAAAAGGTCTTCAGGTGGTTCCGGCGGTGGTGGTGGGGCGCGGCGGTAGATGTGGTCGATGAGTTGCCGGTTCCATTGCCATAGTCGTTGGTTGTCGGCCTGCATCTTCTGTGCGAGCCTGTAGGCTTCCATCTTGTTCTTGGCGGCGGCCGAGAGGGTGGAGACCAGTGCGCCGACGACCGCGCCGACCGCGCCGACGATGGCGATGATGAGATCCGTCATGCGGCCGGCCACATCATGGTTGCATAACGATTGTCGGAGATTTGCCCGCCGCCGCGACGGCTGTAGACGATGACTCCGGTGGGTTTGACGATGAACACGCCGATTGAGGTGTTGTTGGAGCACATCGGTGCGAAATTCAGTTCGAGCGGCGGTCGTGCTTCCTCGGGGAGCGTGCCTGGCATTTGGCTTTCGCTCCATCCTTTGGTGCCACTGTCCGAAAGATTAACCGTGACGTAAACGAATCCATGTTTTATCATGTATTCGCATTTCCAGCCTGATTTGTTGACGAGCGTTGTTTTGGCTTTGTCATCGGCGGTGTACCAGTGTGCGTGATGCCAGCTGGTCCCGTCCCAGATGTACGGGCCGGTGTTGTCGCCGTCCGAGGTGACGAAGCCGGTCTGGCCGACCGTGGCTGTCTGTGCCTTCAGCGATTCGAGCGTGGTGGCGATCACAGGTGTCGCGCCGGCTGGGGTGGACCGCTGGTCGACCGTGTAAAGCGCCTGCTCGAACGTGTCGGCCATGGACTTGAACGATTTCGGCGCGGTTGATACGAGGTCGGTGCCTTCGGGATATGAGAGCCCGTAGATGGGTGTTGTTGCTGTCATTGTGTTCCTTCCTTTTCGGCGGTGGGTGAAGAAGTGTTGATGATCTGGATCATCGAGAGGTCGCAGATGTACAGGTCGAGCTGCTGCCAGCTGAGGGTGGGCAGGTCGGCCCATGTGATCCGTTCCGTCAGCAGCGGCCGGAGCGCGGCCAGCGTCGCTTCCTGGGTGAGTGTGGGATTGCCCGCGTGCCACCGGTATGAGAGCGTCCCGCCGATGGTCGTGATGGGGCCGGTGAAGGACGGTCGGCCGTCTGAGCCGGTCAGGGCCGACGCTTTGGCCTTGACGATGATGAATGGGCCGGATGGGCTTGCCTTGTACAGCCATGGCCGTCGTGCTGGGTCGAGTCTCGTGCTGTTGAACGTCACTGTCTCCGGTACCATGCGCAGGTCGTGCGATTCGAGCCATTGCGCGATGTTGGCGCGGTCCGTGTCGCTGACGTTCGAGGTGCCGCCGCTGTTCCAGACGCCGCCTGAGTCGTCCACGGCGAGCATGTCGGAATCGAGGGTGAGGCTCTTCTGCATGGCGGTCAATTGTGGTGGCAGACGGTTCCGGTCTCCCATCGTGATCTCCACGTCGTCGAAAGAGAGCTTGCCGTTGTCCGATTTGACGCGTTTCGCGTTGATGACGACCTGTGTCAAAGGTTCGGTGATGCTCAGATCCGTCGATGCCTCGATGTCGGCCGCCGAGAGCGCGTGTCGTGTCTCTCCGTCGGTGAGGACGTTGAGTCGGCCATCGGTTGACAGGTGCACGGCGATCGGGTCGGTGAGGAACAGCGGCCTGATGGTGGATGTCGCGCCGTCGTAGACTCATGCCATTGAGGGAGTCGTGGCCCGGCGGTGAGCCGGTGCAGCAGGTCGAGCTGCGATGGGTGGTCGGATGACGTGTATGGTGCGACGCTTGACGGCAGGGCGAGCCCGTCCAGTTGGGCTTCCGGCGCTCCCTGCGCCGAGGCCCTGCGGTTCATCTCCGCGAGGCGCGCGGATGGCGTGCCTATCCAGTGCGCGCCGTTCCATTTCGCGGCCGTGTCTGTCGGTCCTTGGGATTGCAGGCGTTTCCATATGGCCATCCTCGATGTGGCGGAGAGTTTGAGCAGCCACCCGCCGTCGCTGGCCGGTTCGATGCTGCCGCCGGCGGACACGCTGCCGGCGAACATTGTTTCGGATGGCGAGTCTGGCGAGTCTGGCGAGTCTGGCGAATACGTCTTGTGGAGCGAGTCGATGGGGATGTGCAGATCGCGCCAGCCGCCCATCGCTGGCGTCAGGTCCATCCATCGAGGCTGGTTGGAGAATTGGACGACCACTTTCATGCCGGCCAATGTCAATGCCTGGCCTGCGAGCCGTCCGGTGCGGTCGCGGAGGGTGAAGGTCATCACGGCAGGTTCGGGCTGTTCGTCGATGCTGTCGCTTCCCCAGTCGATGGTGAACGAGTCGAGGGCCGCGATGTCCTTGGCTGAGTCGTTGACGGGTGTCCAGCCGTTGCCGGTGTCGATGAACATGAAGCACTGCTGCATCATGACCTCCTTGCGTCGTAGTCGGCCAGGAGCCGTTTGATGGCCTTGGCGGTGCCGTCCTTGTCGATGACCTCGCCGTTGATCTCCACGTTCCAGGTGTTGACCACGGCTGGCGTGGCCGTGGTGCCTTGGGCGGAGAGGCTGAGGGCATGGTCGTTAGTCTGCGGTTAGCGCGGGCGATAGCGGTTTCAACACTGCTGTCGAACCCGGCGGTGAGGCCCTGGGCGAAACCGGTCATGATGGCCTGGCCGGCGGGGATGAGCAGGCGACGGTCGTATGAGATCGGGCCCTTGTGCTCCTTGATCCAGTCGCCGATGCCGCTGATCCATCCGGTCACGTTGTTCCAGGCGCCTTTGAGGCCGTCCCAGAAGCCGTTGATGATCGCCGCGCCGGCGTTGGAGAGGATGCTGCCGGCGTTGGAGAAGAATCCTCCGATGGTGCCGGGCAGGCCTCGGAACCAGCCGACCACGCCATTCCACGCGTTCCTGGCACCGTTCGCGGCCGAGTTGAAGATGCCGACGATGGTGGAGCCGAGACCGGAGAAGAAGCCGATGATGCCCTGCACGCAGCCGGACAGGAAACCCGTGAAGCTCGACCACACGGCCTTCCCGGTGTTGGTGCAGGCGAAGAAGTAGGTGAGTCCGGCCACGAGCGCGGCGATGAGCGTGATGACCAGCATGATCGGGTTCGCGGCCATGACCGCGTTGAGCAGTGCCTGAGCGACGGCGGCAATCCGCATGGCGGTGGTGACGGCGGTGACGGCCGCCACAGCGCCGCCGACTGCGGCCACGAGTGGCGTCACGAGATCCGTGTTTCGACTGATCCAGTCGCCGGCGGTCTTCAGCCAGCCGCCGACCGTCTGCGCGGCCGTGGCGACGGTGTTGAGCACGTTGCCCGAACGCGGTTCCCGCCGGCTCGCCTCCGTCATTGCGTTCACGACAGCCATGATGCCGGTCCACAGTGATTGCAGGCCGCCGCCGGCCGACTGCGCGGCCGTCTGCAATGCGGTGAACGCTCCGGTGTCCTTGACCTGGCCGAAGAACGTCTGCAATCCCTGCACGCCGTTGGTGGCCAGGCTGGTCACGGCGGCGGAGGCCGCGTTGATGCCGCCGGTGACGGCCGGTTTGAACAGGTTGAACGCGTCGGTCAGGCCGCCGGTCACGGCTGCTTCGAGGTTGCCCATGGCTCCCTCGATGGTGCTGGTCGATGTCGCGGCCTGTTTCGCCACGTCGGTCATGCCGAGGTCCATGAGCGCCTTGTTGAACTCGTCGGCGGTGATTTCGCCCTTGGACATGGCGTCGCGGAAGTTGCCCGTATACGCGCCGTTCTTCAGCAGCGCCTCCTGGAGTTTGCCGGACGCGCCCGGGATGGCGTCGGCGAGCTGGTTCCAGTTCTCGGTGGTGAGTTTTCCCGCTCCTGCGGTCTGCGTGAGCATCATCGCGACGCTCTTGAAACTGTCGGCGTTGCCGCCGGCGACGGCGTTGAGGTTGCCGGCGGCTTCGGTCAGTTCCATGTAGTTGCCGATGCCGTTTGCCGCGAGCTGCGCGGTGGTGTTCTGGATGTCATCGAGGCCGTACACGGTGTCGTCCGCGTATTTGCGTGTTTCCTTCGCTGCTGCCTGCACGGCCTTCGTGTCGATGCCGGCGAAGCTCATGGTGTTCATGAACTTGTCGGTGCTGTCCGACATGTTCACCACGTCGCCGGCGAAGCCCTTCACCGTGTCCCACAGCGCGGTCACGCCCTTGACGGCCAATCCGCCGATGGCGCTGCCGAAAGCGGCCGCCTTCGTGGTGGTCTTCTCGAACGCCTTGACGGCATCATCGGCGTTGCCGGTGATGCGCACGCTCATGATCGCGCTGTGCGCCATGGTTCACTCCTTCCGTGATTCGGCTTCCTTGAGCAGTTCGGCCAGTCCGGTGCCCCAATCCAATTCGTCGGCCTCGTTCCTCCACTGCCATGGCGTGCCGCCGAAACGGCTTGCCAGAAGGAAAGAGAGCCATCCGAGCGAGTCTTGGGGCCACGCGGCTAGTCCGTAGGGTTTCCCTCTTCCGGCTCCTCCTTCGGTGCCGCAAGGTCGAAGGACGCCACGGTGTCCAGCCAATGCTCGAAATCAGGCATGGTGCGCCCGGCCATGCGTAGGGCCGCGTAGGCCGCGTAAGCGCCGGAACGGACGGGTGACTGGGTGATGGGTCCCCAGCCGGCGTCGATGGCGTGCGCCTCGGCCTTGCATGTAGCGCGCATCGTGATCGGCACGATCTCGCTGGTCCCGTCCGTGTAGGTGATTCTCGTGGTTGCCATTATTTTCCTTTCACTTGCTTCAATGTCTTGTCGATGAAGTCCTTGTAGACCTTCTGCCATTGGCCCTCGGTGGAAGCGACACCGTTGTTGACGAAGAGACGCGGTTTTATGCGGCGGGCGGGCCACCCGTAGTTGATGACTCCCGCGTAGGGCACGGCCTTGCGGCCGGCGCGGATCACGCCGGCGCGTTTCGTCGCCCCGACACGCAGGCTGCCGGCCAGACGGCCGTCTTGCCTCGTGGGGCGAGGTTGCGGACGGCGGGGCAGTGCGATCTGCGCGGCCTCGCGGTTCACTTCCTTCAGGTCGTCCATGTCCGCGCCGGCCTTGCGCATCGTCTGCACGAAGCGTTTCTGGCCGACGACCATCAATGCCTTGTCAGCCATCACTCATCACTTGCCCGTGTACGGTGCGTGGGCGACGTTCGTGACGGCGAAGCTCAGATCGTTCGTGTTCTTCGATTTGACGTCGCCGCCGATGGCGATCGGGGCGATGGTGACGTTGAAGGTCCACTGGATCTTGCCGGTATTGTTCGGGACGAACTGGGCCGGCAGCGTCTCGCCCTTGTGGTCGAAGAGCCAGACGGCCAGACCGTCCTCGCTGAAGTCGTCGCCCACGGTGCCCTCGAACGTCCATGTGGTCGTGGTGTTCGTCTCCTCTGATCCGTCGAGGTAGGTGGTCGGGTCGTCGCTGCTGTTCGACGGGTTTAGCTGCGCCTTGGTCAGGTCGGCGCTGAAGTCCCTGCCATTTTCGGTGTCGGTGATTTTGAAGATGCCTGGTCCGAGCGTGCGGATCTTTCCAGCCATGATTGTTTTCCTTTCCTTGTCTTATTCGGTTTCCAGAGCGTTCAGCACGACCTGGTATGCCGCCAGCGTGCCGGCTCCTGCGAGGTTCCAAGTCGCGGGCGTGGCCTTCCGGAGGTTCAGGCCACGTTCGGCGAGACGGTCGAGCGCCGTGAGGATGTCATCGACTGCGGATGGCTGCGTGGCCGGCGTGCCGGCGATGACGTCCAACGTCCAGACCGGTTCCGGCGGGCCCCATGATGGCCATTCCACGGTTGGCGGTTCGATGAACACCGCGACTTTGCCGGCCGCCGGGCGGATCAGTTGGGCGTCGATGCTGACGCTGCTGACCAGTCCATCGAGCATGTCGGTGAGCGTGTTCATCAGCGCGGCTCGTTGTTCCTGGATGTTCATGCAATCACCATGCCCCCGGTGAGCACGCCGGCGGCGCGGAGTTTCGGCCAGACCGAGCGGAGCGGGTCGGTGGAGATCCTGAACGGTTCCACAGTCGAATCGCCCACGTCCATCACGCCCAGGCGCGCGTCACGCATGTTGAACAGGTCCGCCGCGCAGGAGACGATGCAATCGGCCAGCAGATCGTCATCGACGGTGGCGGTGCCGACCGCGTGCGCGACGTATCGCTTCGCCGCCGCGAGTTTGACCGTGAGCCGTTCGTCCTCTCCGGCCGGCACTCCAACCTCGTCGCGGAGCCGTTGCAGCAGGATGTTGTCATCGATCATCATGCCGCGGCGAACTTCACCGGAATCAGGCCGTCCGCATGGGTCGTGGCCACCGCCATATACCCGTAGACGCTGTAGCTGTTGGTCAGGCCGGTCACGTTCCCGTCGGTCAACTGCGCCGGGCCGCCGGACTCCCAGACGGTCACGGCGGCGGGATCGATGAAACTGGCCAATCCGGCATCGGCGTTCGGCAGCAGCACGACAGGGACGCGCATGAACGTGCCGGCCACGCCGGTCAGGTCGAAACTTCCGATGGTGTCCGACCCGTCGCCGCTGAGGTTGAAGAACCGGTCACCGGTATCCTTGAGTTTCACCAGTGCCTTGAGCACGTCCTTGGAGACCGCGAGGCGCGTCAGCGACACGTTGCGGTCGTCGGCCAGTTCGGACGCGTCGATGATGAGCGACACCCAATCGTCGATGGTCATGTTGGCCAACTGTGGCGCGTCGATCTTGTTGGCGTTAGAGGATGCGTCGCGCTGCGCCTTGATCTCCGCGTACAGGTGGTCGCGCACTGCCTTCTCGGTGGCCTTCGCGTAGGCGTTCTGCAATGCGGTGATCGCGGTGTTGAGCATCGGCGTGGTGCTGCGTTCGATGGTCTGGCGGCTCAAAGAAGTGTAGCCGCCGTAGGTGTTGATGTCGGCGGTCTTGGTGCCGAAGGCGACTTTTCCGAAGGAAAGCTCTGAGCCTTCCGTCTCCTGTTTGCCGACGGCTGTGGTGTCGGAGGTCACGACATGGTATTCCATGCTCATGCCGGTCGCCGGGAGCGTGTCATGGGTCAGGAGCTGTGAGACCTTGCGGCGGTCCTCGATCAGTTTGAGGTCGTCGGCGATCCAGGTGGCGGTGTTGCCGGTGTCTTGGTGGAAATCAGGTCGCGGCATTCCTTCATCACGGTCATGGCCTGTTCGTCGCCTCGCGCGAGGGCCTGCATGTATTCGCCGTGGCTCCGGTACGCCGCGCCGATGGCAGCCGGTGCCGGTTTCGCGCCCATCTTGCTGATCTCGGCCTTGATGCCGCGCTGTTCCTCCTGCATGGACTGGATCAGGTCCATCAGTTCGTTGTTGTTCTCCATGGTTTCCTTCCTTTGTTCCACGGCTGGTGCCGCTGATTTGGTCATTTTCGCGTTCTGGTAGGCTGGCCAGCTCACGATGCTGGTCTCAAGCAGACGGACCTTGCGGCGGTGGGTGATGCCGTCGCGGTCCTTCTGCGATTCGAGCGGGATGAATCCGACCGAGAAGCTGTCGAGCACGCCGTCACGTATCAGGGTCATGGCGTCGCGGCCGCGTGCCGTGTCGCTGATCCGCGCGGTGATGTGCAGTCCGTCGTCCGTGCTTTCCGCTTTGGTGATGCGGCCGATGGTCTCGCCGTGCTCGAAGCACAGTTTCGCCTCGTCAAGTCCCTCGAAAGAGCAATCACGGTCGAAGGTCTCCGCACCGTCCCATGTGTCGATGATGTCGCCGAACGGCACGGCGACGCCTTCCACGGTCGAGGTGCCGGAGTCGTCGGCGGAGCGGAGTGTCAGGCCCTTCCAGGCGATTGTGCGTTTCTCGATGTTCATTGGTCTTCTTCCTTTCCGAGTGCCGGCAGCCCTTCCTTGCGCCTCACGTCATCGACGGTGAGGAAACCGGCCTCGATGGCGGTCTTGTAGGCCGTGTAGCGGTCGCTCATGTTCGCGCGCTGCGAGCTGTCCCAGTCGAACTTCGCGGTCCGGCCGCGCGGCAGGAGCCGGTTGAAGATCTCCTCGATCTCGCCGGTGTAGGCCGCCAGCGTGTAGTCGGCGAACTCTATCCACGACTGTTCGATGTTGCTGTAGGTGAGGTTCGAGCCATCGACGGCGGCGAGCATGATGCTTGCCGGGATGCCGAGCAGACGGGCGATCTGCGTGGTGTCGAACTTCTGGGTCTCAAGAAACTGCAAGTCTGCTGGCTTAAGTGAGAGCGGCACGTATTCCAGGTTCTTGCCGACTACCTTGATGTCGCCGGCCTCGCCCGACGCCTTCCATGATGCCTTGGCCTGCTGCGCGGCTTCCTGTGTGATGTTCTCTGATGTGCGCAGATAGCCCTTGAGGTTCGAGCCGTCCGTGAAGAACCTCGCCTTGTAGTCGCGGGCGAGCTGCGCGGCATCGATCTCCTCGCGTGCCGCCGAGATGGGGCCGAGCCCGCGCAGTCGGCCGGGCACGTTGAGGAATTTGCTGTGCACGACGTCATCGGCGGTGTAGGCATGGCCGAGATAGGAGAACCGCAAGTCGGGGCGTGCCGGGTCGTCGCTTTCGTCGGTGACGGTCACGTATTGCGGCGGCAGCATCTCGCAGGTGACGATCTCGCCTTTCCAATCGCGCACGATGCGCGTGAAGGCGTTGCCGTCGAGCACGAGCGATGCCACGATGTCGGCGATGAAATCACGGCGGGAACGGGAGACGTCCGGCTGCAACACCATGGGGCTCACGTCCGGCAGGTCACGGCCGCCGCGCTGTTCCACGATCGGCAGGCCGGTGATGGCGGTCTGAAGCACCTGCACGCCACGGAACACGGTTGAGAGTTGCAACGGTTCGGTGGCCGGCCCCCGTTTCGGCGGCTTGATGCCGTCCGGCATGTCCGTGCCGTCCGCGCCGCGCGTGAGCACGCGTCCTGCGAGCTTCATTCGTTCCCAAAGATTCATGACGCCGAGGATATGGCCGTGGTTCCGTCACTGCCAAAAAAACGGTGACAAACGGTGACAAACGGTGACAAACGGTGACACGTCAGAAGATTTGCAACGTGCCGTCAGATGGCAGGTGATGCGCGCCCCACGCGGCCAGCATGCATGATTCGATCGGTGAGGTCAGCCCGGTGCTGCCGCGCCGTGTGACGCGCCATGCGTCGCCGCTCCACGTCCTCGCGCAGTTGGCCGCGCTTGCGTCGAGCTCGGTATCGGCGGCGTGGCGGATCAGCTTGTTCCGCAGGCCGCTGACGAATGCCTGGCCGACCGCGAGGTAGTCTGATGATTGCATGGCAATGAAGTCGATAAGCGGATCACCGGCTTCGTCGGTCATGGATGCGAGCCGGTCGTGCAGGTCGGCGTTTGGTCCCTTGCAGTCCATGACCAGGGGAGCGTGGTAGGTGTCGCAGATTCTCGTGATCTCGGCGGGTGCCATGCCGGTGCCGTCCAGGACTTCGAGCAGTTGCACGGTCACGGTGCCGTCCGTGTTGACGATCGCGGCGGAGACTGACGTGTTCGTGGCGTCCACGTCCACGGCGGCGGCGATCACCACGGGTCGGCCGTCGATCCGGTCCGGCGTGA